CAACGGCGTTTGCTGTCAACACAACGGTGAATCGGCAGACACACGTGGTCGTGGCGGTCTAGTTATGAACGCAGATGGTGGTGTCTCGTACCATTGCTTCAATTGCCAATTTAAGGCCAGCTATGTCCCAGGTCGTCACTTAACATACAAGTTCCGTAAATTACTTGGTTGGTTGGGTGCAGACGAAGGCACAGTCAAACGATTAGTTATAGATGCTATTCGCATCCGTGAACTTGTAGCACCAGAAACCCTAGTAGAAGCGGAAGAAGCAGAACCCATAAACTTCAAAGCAAGGCCTTTGCCGCCAGATGCTAGTAACTTAGAAGAACTTGGTTTAATGTATCGGCTCCAAGACTTTACAAACATGCCACTAGAATTCGTGGCTGCTGTGGTATATGTTAACGATAGAAAAATAGATTTAAATAAATATCATTTCTACTGGACACCCGATACGGCACATAACATGAATAAACGTGTGATTGTTCCATTTACATGGAAAAATCAAATTATTGGTTATACAGCTCGTACCTTTGCAGAAGATGTAAAGCCCAAGTACCACAACAGTCACGAAGGTAACTATGTATTCAACACAGACAATCAACATCGAGATAGTAAATTTGTTATTGTAGTCGAAGGACCGTTTGATGCAATGGCCGTGGATGGTGTTGCTATACTTGGCAATGAATGCCACGAAATACAAGCAGACATAATTGATAGCTTAGGTAGAGAAGTCATTGTTGTGCCCGACGCAGATAAGGCAGGCGCTAAGTTGGTAGACAAAGCATTAGAGTACGGATGGAGTGTTAGCTTCCCTGTTTGGCAAGAAACACACAAAGATGTGGCTAGTGCTGTAGAAGCATTTGGCAAGTTGTTTGTTATTAAATCCATTTTGGCAGCAAAGCAATCGAACAGATTAAAAATTGAGTTACGTAAAAAGAAAATATATAATTAACTATGGCCACTGAATATACACCTGAACTACAAAAACTATTTTTAGAAATGATGATGCAAGATGCACAAAGTTTTGTGCGTGTTGCTAATATCTATAATCCAGAAAACTTTGATCGAAGCCTCAGAGAGGCAGCTAAGTTAATCGCTAGCCACTCCGCAGAGTACAAGACGTTACCTACATACGAGCAGATTAAAGCACTAACTGGGGTAGAACTTCGCCCAATACCAGAAGCAGGTGACGGCCATCAAGAGTGGTTTATGAAAGAGTTTGAAGGGTTCTCACGTAAAGAAGAATTATCTAGGGCTATTCTTAAGGCAGCAGACTTGTTGGAAGAAGGCGACTACGATCCTGTAGAAAAACTAATTAAAGATGCAGTACAGATTGGCCTAACAAAAGATCTAGGCACAGATTACTTTGCAGATCCACATGCACGTATTGACAAGTACTTTAACTCAGGCGGACAAGTATCAACAGGTTGGCCACAGATGGATAAGATCTTGTATGGCGGATTTAGTCGAGGTGAGCTTAACATCTTTGCCGGCGGATCAGGGTCAGGTAAATCACTTGTTATGATGAACATTGCATTGAGTTGGTTACAAGCAGGGTTAAGTGGTGTTTACATTAGTTTAGAACTCTCTGAAGAACTAGTGGCTCTGCGTACTGATGCTATGTTAACCAGCACAGGTACTAAAGAAATTCGTAAGGATATTGATACTACAGAACTTAAAGTTAAAATGGTAGGTAAGAAGTCGGGAAAGTATCGTATTAAGTCATTACCGGCGCAGAGCAACGTAAACGATATCCGTAGCTTTATTAAAGAGTATCAAATACAAACAGGAAACGCAGTTGACTTTATCATGTGCGATTACTTGGACTTGGTAATGCCAGTGAGTGTTAAAGTAAATCCAAATGATCAGTTTATCAAAGACAAATATGTAGCAGAAGAATTGCGTAACTTATCGCAAGAACTAGGTGTGTTGTTTGTAACAGCAAGTCAGTTGAATCGTAGTGCAGTAGAAGAAATTGAATTTGATCATAGTCATATTGCAGGTGGTATTTCAAAGATTAATACTGCGGATAACGTGTTTGGTATCTTTACAAGTCGTGCTATGAAAGAACGTGGCAAGTATCAAATACAATGTATGAAGTCACGTAGTTCAACAGGTGTAGGACAAAAGATCGACTTAGAGTACAACATTGAAACAATGCGTATTACTGATTCAGGTGAAGATCAAAATAGCAATGCTGGGGGATACGGCAAACCTGCGCTAAGTATCCTAAATCAAATTAAAACAAGTACAACGGTGAATAATGCATTACCAGCGCCAAAAGAAGGGTTTGATCTAGAACGTGATACTGCCCCACCTCCCGGATCTAGTGTTGAAAGTGCTAGACTCAAGCAGATGCTTGCTGGACTAAAGAGTAAATCTGAATGACGTCTAACAAATTTTGTAAATTTTTAACCAATGGTTGGTCAATTTTCCAAAACCAGCAAGGAATCATTGTAAAACCGTGTTGTTGGTATAAGGAAGATATTCTGTTAAACGGTAATAACTCGTTGGATCACTTACATCAAATTGACAATTGGACGCCACAATGTGGAGTATGTAAGCAACAAGAAGATTCGGGTATTAGTAGTTTTAGACAAGCTAGTTTTGATATAATACCCGATACGATTCCTGGAAAACCTGTAGCTATAGATATAAGTTTGGACTTTAATTGCAATGCAGCATGTATTACATGCGGACCAGACGTAAGCACATTGTGGCAAAAAGAATTTAAAAAAAGCCAGAGAATCTATTCAATAGTACCTAATTCAATTAATACAGTATTAGCCGACCTTGATCTGAGTCATCTTAGACGTATAAAGTTTTTCGGCGGCGAGCCATTATTTACAAATACACATCTACAAGTGTTAAAGAAAATCCCAGATCCCTCTCAAGTTGAAATTTGGTATACCACCAATGGTAGTATATATCCCACTGCCGAAGTATTTAATACATGGAGTCAGTTTAAATTGGTATTTTTTGAAGTATCAATTGATGGAATTGGGGAGCAATTTAATTATATACGATGGCCATTAAAATGGGACAAAGTAGAAAATAATCTACTAAGATTGGTTAAGGAAGCTCCCGTAAATGTTATGTTCAGGGTTAACCATACATTAAACCTTTTTAATGTTTTTTATTATAATCGATTAACAGACTGGGTTAAAAATACATTTTCTACTAATAGATTAGGAGATCCCACGGAAATTAATGTTCACCCTTGTTGGGGTATTTGGGATTTGGAAAAGACTCCTCGTTCTCTGCGGGATTTAATTAATAAAACAGAGCCCGCCGGAATTGTTAATAGGTTATTGCTCAACACCAAATTAAATAGTAATCTGTCGGATATTGAAAATTTTATTAATACGTGGGAACATCGTCGGCAAAACAGTTGGAAAGAAGTCTTTCCGGACATAGTCGAATATTTTAAAGAATTATGTTAGTAAATCGAGGTATGAAATTGGCACCGGTTAATCCTTTAAGTTGATCTTGTGCATTGATTTCTTTTATTGCTAACATAAAATTTTGATCATCTATTGGTAAGTGGGGTCTAAAAAATTGATTTAATTCGGGGTGTTGATCTTTAATAGACTGAGGCAATGAATTAACATTAAAATAACTAGGATGCGAAACTATATTAGTATTAAATGTTAGATTGTTTTGATTAAACCACCCAATAGTGTCATGGTAATATAAAATATTTAAATTGCTTATAGTATAACTAACACTCACATAAGTTGCAAATTCTTTAAATAATTTGATGTTGTTTATTAAAACTGACCATTTTAGCGGATAGCGTAAATATTCAAAAACCGGGCCAATTCCGTCAATGCTAACACAGATACTTAAATTTTTAAATTGGGAAAGTATATCTATATGTTTTTGAGTAAGCTCAGTACTTCCATTGGTAACAATACTTATAAAACACGAGGTATTGTTTTTATCTAATAGTTGTTGTAAAATAATAAGAATGTTTTTATCGTACAGGGGCTCGCCCCCTAATAAACTCAGAGACGTTATTGTGGAAAAATTAATTTTGTTTAAGGAATCGTCACCTATAGTAACTAAATTAATTGGTATACTTTTCAATTTTGCCCAGCTGGTGCTAGCGGTTGGTCCGCATGTAATACATGTTGCATTACAAAGATTTGAAGTGTATAGTTTTATAATTTTTGGACTATATTTGCCTTGACAACAATCTTGGAATATAAAATTAATATCTCGATTTTCATAAAAATCAAAGGTTTCGTTTTTTAATTGTCTATCGCTTTTAATGGATTGATCCTCAAGATCCCAACAGGATTTACAGCATTCTGGACGAATATTGTTAAGCATCTGGGATCTTACTTCGTCTATCTTGTGTGGTTTCATTAAACAGCAAGGTGTAATAAACCCAGATTTATCGTATTCGCCTCCAAAAAACGGCATTACACAAAAATTATTATTCATATAGCATATTTACTGGCGTTGAGAAATATCATTAAATAAATTAACATATAAATACAACATAACAACTGGAGCATACCTTGCAAAAGAAGGCCCGTAGCATATTAGACGAACTAGACACGTTGCTAGTACACAAAGATCGTGAGAATCTTGTGGAAAGCCGTGCCTCCAACGTAATCGCTGGAGCAATCAATCTAATCAATTATATACGTGAAAATTACGATGCCGAGCAAGCAGGAGAGCTGGAACGACGATTAATCAATTCAATCCGTACCCAGGAACCAGAGAAATTTAAACGCGGTGTACGGAGAATGAAAAGTGAAGATTAACGAAGTTATTAGCGAAGCAATAAACACAGGCACAGGAACCCCCAAGGCGGCACCAGCACAGGCAGCACCAGCAC